TAAAAACTAATATATCAGTTTTACCATCTGTTGAAGTAAATGTTGGTGCAGTTGAAGCCGCAAACTCAAAAATAGTATTAAATGCGATTGTGTGTGAACCATCATAATTTATTTCTAAACAAATAAATGAACCCTCAACTGAATTAGTTGGTGCAGAGAATGTAGTATTTTCTGTTGTTAAATGATATGCGTTTGGTTTAGCTTGAACATCCCAAGCTACAGCATTTGATGATGATGTTAATGCTTGTTGAGGAATATAAGCTAGATCATTGAATTTGATATAACCTGTTCCGTTTGTAGATACATCTATATTACCATTTGCACCATCTGTTATCGTAATATTTCCTGAGTTTGTACCAGCATTTGTATCAAGAATTAAATCATAAGCACCTTTTGTTGTTAAAGTTGCTGAAGCCGCACCTGTTCCTATAACAACTTCTCCTGAACCTTTTGGTTTTAAATCAATACCAATATTTGTATCTCCACCTGTAGCTTCAAAAATAGGATTATTGCCTGTAGCGGCATTTGTTATATCAAACTGATTAACTGCTGATGAAGTTGTTTGAAATATTATTTGTTCGTTACCATTTTCATCTGCAATAAAATGGGCATCATCTATCTTAATATTAAAAGAATTTGTATCTAAATCTCCACCAAGTTGAGGAGATGTGTCATTAACTAAATCTGATGCAACAGCACTATCTATAAAGTTTATAGTATTTGCTGATGTATCAACTGTTGCAAAAGAAATGTCATCCGAGCCATCAAAAAATTTAATTTCTAAACTGTTTGAGCCTGAGTTTGTTGTATCAAGCCACATTGTACCAACAGCCGCACCACTAGGTCTGCTTGTTCCTGAGTGCATTGTATTCAAAGCTGATAAAGCATTATTCAAATCTGTCCTGAAATCAGGGAAAGATTGGTTAGCGATATTCATGTCATGTTGAGCCATATTTGCTTATACTCCTTTTAAAATCCTTTTGCAATAAAATCAAAAGTTCTTGAAATATTACTTCCGCTTGAATTTTGAAACAATACATCAAAACCATTAACAGTTTTATTTGATACTGTAAAGAAATCTCCTGTAGCCATATTCTCTCCTGTAATACCAACTGCATAACCTGTTGTTTTAAATGGTGTAGTAAATGTAACAGTTTTTGTAGATGTACCTGAAACTATATCATTTCCACTAAAAATTCTATCAGCCATATCAATCTTTACTGTAGCTTCTGACACAACAGCAGTAGAAGCTAAATCACTTGATGTTAATACAAGTCTAAATTTAAAAAATCTTGCTGTG